GAAGCAGTAACCCGTTTATTTAAATCCTACGAAGAAAAGAAAAATGAGCAAGCGTAGCCTTATAGTCGGTATGGGTATCGGACAGTTATACAAAACTGTTCTAGAAAAACTTGGGCACGAAGTTATTACCGTGGATCAAGATATTACAAAAAGAGCAATGTTGCCCAGTATCGATTCTGCTATGCTTCTTTATGCTCCATTCGATACTGTACACATTTGTACACCAAATTTTACACATTTTCAATTGGCTGCTAAACTTGCACCTGTAAGTAAAATAGTATTTGTTGAAAAACCAGGTGTGGCTAAATCGGAAAACTGGGCTACACTAGCTCACACATTTACTAATACACGTTTCATAATGGTTAAAAACAATATGTGGCGTAACAATATAAGTGAACTAGCCAAATTAGCAAACAAAGCTAAGACTGTAAAGATACGTTGGATTAGAAAGAACTGTATTCCTAGTCCCGGTAGTTGGTTTACAACTAAAAAACTAGCGTTTGGTGGTGTTAGTCGCGACTTAATGCCGCACTTACTAAGTTTATACGTAGCTATGAACCCTAACTGGAAGAATGAAACCATTAGTGGTCAAACTGCTATGGCATGTTGGGAACTCAAAGACATTGAAAGCACAGAATACGGTACTGTAAATCCTAATGGCACATATGATGTAGACGATGTGTGTGTTATTAACTTTGGTGATAAATGGAAATGTGCAGCTAATTGGCGTAGTATGGATGAAGAAGATAGTTCTATTGAGTTTATTATGCAGGACAATAGTGTAGAACGATTTGAACTAGGTTGGTGTCCAGAAGAAGCATATCATAATATGATTGTCGATGCTATTGCAAATATAGCTAACAACGATTTTTGGCAAGAACAATTACAACAAGACTTTTGGATACATGAGAGAATAGAAAATCTATGACACGCTGTTTACAAACAACTGGACAAGGATTCTTTGAAGAAGTAATCTATGATGTTCCTCCTTTAAACGAAGACGAAATCTGTGTACGTGCGGTTATGACTGGTGTCTGCCGTAGTGATATTGATATGATGCAAGGCAACTTTGGTCCTTTACCACTTCATATGCAAGGACACGAAGGACTAGGTGAAGTAATTGGTATTGGTGCTAATATCACCAATGTAAATTTTGGAGATTTTGTTGCCACCCGCGGTGAACCTGCATACGCAGATATATATAATGTACGAAAAGACGAGTATGTGCAAGTGCCCGAAGCACATCCACGCTACATTATCGAACCAGTTGCATGTGGTATCAACGCTGTAGATGTTGCTAATTGTTCTAGACAAGATAAAATACTTATTATTGGTAGTGGATTCTTAGCGTGGGTGGCGTATCACACTCTAACCAAATTTAAACATTGCGAAAATGTAGATGTACTAGGTTCCAGTAATATTGACCTGTGGGGAGATATATTGCTATTTGGTACAACTGATAGTTATGATGTAATTATTGACTTATCTGGAAAATACGAACTAGGCATAGACATTGGCCTAAATAATAACGCACTAATAGTCGATGCTGTTGGTAAAGCTATATCAAAAGAAGAAGCCCAGCAACAACTTTGGAAGGCTGTTACTACTATTAAACCAAGTCCAAGAAATCCAAATTTTCATCAATGTATGAAAGATGCAGTATGGATGATTGAAAACGGTTATCTAGAGGTTGATTCTTTCTGGACTAGAGCATATAATAGAAACATAGAATGGCAACAGGCGTTTGCGGATGGTGTGGATCGTCCGAACGGTTACAGCAGAGGTTATATTAAATGGGACTAAACACTGAAGAACGACAAGACATCGTTTACTTTACAGGTTATGAAGTCGAGCATACTATTTGCTATGGTATGTATACATTGTTTGTAGTAGGTACTCCTCCGCTTGAAGAAATTTTGCATAAAGCAAACGATACACAGTCGTTTCTAGACGAGTCTAAACGTATTAAACATATCTACTTTGGCACTAGTCAAAGTTTTAATCCCAGATCAATTAGCCACGAAGAATATAAAGCGTGGGATGAAGTTATTATTGGCTGTTTAAAAGCAGACTATTGGGTTTCATTGGACTTTGGTGTTGAACACATCGAAGGTGTATTGGAATCCGCTTATAACGAATATCCTCGCTTTGTTCCTATGATTAGTGTTAAGCTACCTTACATTAATCAACTCAACTATAATGCCACACTTAAACTGGATGACCGAACTTGGGGTGCTACAAATCCAGGTGTGTGGACACATCACCTACAGAGCCTGATGAGTAAAGACAAGTATACTCATTGGGATCAGTACACACAAGATACACCAACATGATTATTAAACAAGACATTCGCCCAAATAAAATGATATGGGTTACTTTTCGCAAAGAAGGTATACATAAATACCCAGCGGCGCTGACAGATCCAGCGTTGGCTACAGGAGATGAATATGACGTATCGTTTTTGGGTTATCCTCATCGCCACATCTTTCATTTCAGGGTGTGGATCAGTGTGCTCCACAATGATAGGGACATCGAGTTCATCCAGTTTAAACGATGGCTCGAGTCGCTGTATAATGGTCAAGGTGCCGTTCTAAGCCTTGACTTCAAGAGTTGTGAAATGATGTCAGACGACCTGTTTGACGTTATTTCCAATAAGTATCCAGGTCGAGAGATTTGGATTGAAATCTCCGAAGACGGAGAAAATGGTTCTTTCATCAAATACTAATAAGAGGCTGCAATGGCTAAAAACTATAACGATATCAATTATTTTGAAACTCGTACCGACATCGTCAAAATTTTTGACGACTTGGAATCATTCCATAACTTTTGTCGTATGGAATTAATTGAGTTTAATGAAGCTCATCTCTACAACAGAGAAAGTTGGCAATGGCGTAACTACGAAAAGAGCACACGCCCACGTAAGCCGTGGAATGGTGAAAAGAAACAATGGAGTGGCGAAAGAAAGCCGTACCAAGGCAACAAGCCACGTTATAATCAATGACCGTATTTTTAGTTGATCTAGAAGCAGTCGAGACAAGGTACACGGGTCAATGGAAGACTCATGTACCTGCTCTTTTACGAAAGGCAGGACACAATGTTCAAGTTATCTCTGGCCCTACGGATATTCCTACAGCCACTACTCCTGGTGCTTTTCTTAATTTTGGTGGCACCAATATATACAAGTCTGCACAAGTTGAGCAGATGGGCAGGTTATTTTGTAACGGAGCCGTTCATTCCGGCGATCACTTTATTTTTACTGATGCTTGGCACCCGGGCATCATAAATTTAAAGTACATGAGTGAGTTATTAGGAATCCCAATAACTACACACGGTTTATGGCATGCTGGCAGTTATGATCCTCAGGATTTCTTAGGACGTCTAGTTGGTAATAAGCCGTGGGTTAGAAATGCTGAAAAAAGTTTTTATCATGCATTTGATCATAACTATTTTGCTACAGAATTTCATGTGCATTTGTTTATGAAGCAATTACTTAATGACGGATATACTACTGAAAATCCGTGGTGGCACGAAGATTGGCAAGAACGCTATGATAGTGGAAAAATTGTCAAGACAGGTTGGCCTATGGAATATATGCAAGACACCTTGCGTATGTACAAGAATATGCCTAAACGTAATCTAATTTTATTCCCGCATCGAATTGCTCCTGAGAAGCAAGTTGAGATTTTTCGAGATTTAGCTACGCACTTGCCACAATACGAATTTATAGTTTGCCAGGATCAGCAACTAACAAAGAATGAGTATCATAACTTGTTAGGCGAAGCAAAAATAGTGTTTAGTGCTAACTTACAAGAAACACTAGGCATTAGTTGCTACGAAGGTGCAGTGGTCGATGCTATTCCAATGGTTCCGGATAGACTAAGCTACAGCGAAATGTATTATGATACTTTTAAATATCCAAGCACATGGACTGAATCTTTTGAATCCTACGAAGCAAGCAGACCTTTTTTAGTTAGTAAGATTATGCAATATATGGAAAACTATACTAAGTTTGTTCCTACTGTACATAAACAATCGAAGGATTTACATGAACATTTCTTCAGCGCAAATGGATTACTCAATAACATCAAGTAATAGTGTTGATACTATTACATTAGATGATACCATTACAATAAGTAACGGATCCAGTTACTACTATACCACAGGTGCAGGCGTATCTGGAAGCAGTGGAACTATTTCTATCACCGGAGGTGGCAGTAGTGGCACTAGTTATACTATCGGTGGCGCAGGATCTGGAGGGTTTGCAGGTATTACAGCACAGGATGTTAGTACATTTAACTGGAATCTAAACGAAGAATTTGTTAACTGTCTTCCAGACCTTAATAGAATTAAAAATATGTGTGAACAATATCCCGGACTAAAAATAGCCTACGAAAAATTTGTCACCACGTATAAACTAGTAAGAGATGATTATGATACTCCAGAAGATCAAAGACCTAAGCCTTAATTGGTTAGAGCGTCATGACCGCAAACGTGTTATTATGGATCGTCAGTGTAACGAACCATTGTTAACTCGTTACTATTTGTTTTTAAAGGAACGTAAACGTTTTCCGTTTAACGTGTTCTTACACAAGTTTCACAAAGGCGATCCTGGAGATGTGCATGATCATCCGTGGCCGTATTTTACACTAATATTAAAAGGCGGCTACTATGAATATACACCTAATTTTGAATATGGCAAAATGGTTGGAGAAACTAAGCATTGGCGTGGTCCTGGTCACTTCCGTATTTGTAGTGCTTACAGCTACCATCGTATCGAATTGGTTCCTGGGATAACTGCTTGGACTTTGTTTATGCCAGGGCCGCAAACAAGAGAATGGGGATTCCTTGTTAATAACAGATGGACACATAATGACAACTATCTTGAAGAACACAAACATCACAGTTAGCCCAGGATACGGTGCTGTGCCTACTACAGCCACACCGTTAAGTGGACAGTTCCTAACATCCACTGGAACAACTACTACCCCATACTACACTACTGGTACTAACTCTACATGGGTAACTCCAAACAGTGAAGTAATGAGGATTAACCAAACTAACCCGCCGACTATAGAAGTTAAAGGTAATATGGTTATCAACGGGCGCGACTTAGAAGAACGGTTAGACACAATCGAAAAAGTCTTGCAAATTCCCGAAAGAGATGTTAAACTAGAAAAAAAGCATCCTAAGCTAAAGAAACTGTATGACGAATACATTACAGCATTGGGAAAGTACCGAACATTCGAAGCAATCAAAGGAGAAGAATGATGAAAGAATTACACGAGTCAGTAGCACACACCGCTAAAGAAATGACTATTAAAGAAAACGAAGGATTTAGAATTCGTTTAGAAAAACACGAAGTAATTAATCCTAAAGGTCTGTTTAGTCTTGACATTATTCAAGAAAGTTTGAAAGACGGCAAAGTTGCCGATAGTCAAACTTATAACTTCTTCATGACTAAGGAAGAATTACAAGCATTAGCATACGGATTAACTGCATGAAGAAAGTTTATTACGACTGGCAACAAGTAGAGGGTGCATGTTTAGAGATTGCTAGACAAATGCACAATCATTATTGGCGTCCTGATTATATAGTAGGTATCGGTCGAGGTGGATTAATACCTGCGAATTTGTTAAGCCAATATACTGGTGTTAAGATGAATAGCTTAGATATTAGTCTACGTGACGGTGGCGATACTGTTAGCAATTTAGGCATGGCTGAAGATGCATTTAATGGTAAAAAGATTTTAATTGTCGACGACATTAACGATCAAGGTTCGACTATTAATTGGATCAAAAACGATTGGCCAAGTGGATGTTTTCCAGATGATCCTAAATGGGAATCTGTTTGGGGAGATAGTGTTCGCTTTGCAGTACTAACACACAATCAATCAAGTCAGGTTAAGGATCCAGATTATTATGTTTGGACTGTAAACAAAGCAGAAGAAGATTGTTGGTTAGTTTATCCTTGGGAAGAGTTTTGGTTATGATAAAATCATTAATTAAATTAGTTTTAGGAATTACACTACTAGTAGTAGTAATTGTTGTTGGGCCGTTACTCGGTATTTGGTCATTGAATACATTGTTTCCAGTGTTAGCAATTCCATATACATGGGAAACTTGGGCTGCGTTTTTATTACTGTTTGGTAGTGCTACTGGATTACGATTTGGTAGTAGGAGAAAAGAATGAGTGCCGAAGACAAATTAACTATAGAAGCATTAAAAGAAAAAATTGCTAAAGTAGATATAGATATGGCAGAATTACAACGAACCGGCGATGCTAGTCGTAAATTCGAAGTGTTAAGTGAATATAGAGCATATTTAAACGACGAACTAAAAATGTTAGAACGTGAACAACGTGAACAACGATAATACTATAACAGTGGTGTGGGATAACCAGAATGGTTTTTGGTGGAACGAAACTTGCGCTATGGTATTAGAAGTATTTGGGTTGCCTGGTGACAGATACGAATCAAAACCAGAACATGATTACATGAGCTTTACTTTTAAAAACAAAAAGGATGCAGACTTATGCAAGATTCTACTCTCCGAACGAATATAGAAATTGCGATGGTAGTTATCGCTTTTTTGATTGCAATCGCTTTTATGTTTTTCTTTGCACCAAAACGTGGAGACGTCGTTGTAATTAATTGTACATGGAGTGAAATAATTCCAGATTTTACACCTCAGATGAAAGAGGCTTGCAGACAAGCACGTATAAAAAATGCTCAAAAAGAGTTGCAAAAACCTAAATAAGATTGTATAATAAACATATGGCAATACCTCTGCCTTAACATAGGAAAATTAATGACAACAAAATTTAAACCAGACCCAACAATGAACACTCCCATTGATCGAGAGTTTATTGAGGACAAATACGAGCCATTGGGCAAGCCCGTATATATTAAAAAAGAAACAGCACTTGACGCAATGTCGGGTGATGGTGGATATCAAGAAGCATATTTAGGCGATCATCTTCGCTTTAAAATGAAACGTGAAGGTAAACGGTTCTGGGCTGGCGATAATATTAGCGATTTCTTGCACGAAGGCGATAAAGAAAAACTAATAGATGAAGCAACAGAAGCATTTGAACTAGTACTTGATCGCTTGCTTATTGATAGAGAAAATGATCCTAATAGTAAAGGTACAGCAAGACGTCTTGCTAAAATGTACTTTAATGAAATTATGGCAGGACGATATGACTCAGCACCAGACGCAACAGCATTTCCAAACGACTCGGCAGACCGCTATGAGGGTATGTTGGTTGTACGTAGTGAGCTTCGCTCTATGTGTAGTCATCATCATCAGCCCGTTACTGGTGTTGCTTACATTGGTATTATTGCGGCTCAAAAACTTATTGGATTATCTAAGTACACTCGTATTGCACAATGGTGTGCCCGCAGAGGAACGTTACAAGAAGAACTCTGCAACGATATTGCAAGAGAAATAGAAAAAGCCACAGGTGCAAAAGACCTAGGAGTTTATATCCAAGCAGTGCATGGTTGTTGCGAGAATCGTGGCATTATGGCACACTCTAGTCTAACACAAACAACTGTTCTCAAAGGTGCATTTAAAGATGACATGGGTACTAAGAAAGAATTCATGGACAATATTAAAATGCAACAGGAGTTTGCGCCACGATGAACGATGATAAATTACAACGTCTTTACAATAACTTTTTAGAATTTGCTGATCACATGTGTACGGAAAATAGTCCTATGGAAGTTGCGGCTATTATGATGACGCAAGCATTAACCATTTATAAAAGTGCTATGAGCGAAGATGAATACAATCAGATGGTTGATAGCATATCAGAAAGCAGAAGCAAAGTTAAAACTTTTAAAAGGCATTCGATACAATGAAATCACAAATTCCAGCAGAAGGTATAATGCAAACAAACGATTGGGGAGATAGTCGAGTCTATCGCGTTGCTTGTGGGTGTGGTGATGAAAATCATAATCATAATATTTGGATCGAAGCAGACCAACACGATATTATTGTTACTGTCTACACTACAGGTAAAACTAACTTTTGGTCAAAGACCCGATGGTATCATATTTGGACATTGTTAACTAAAGGCTATATTGATACCGAGTCAAGTGTACACCTAAATAAACAACAAGCTCTTAACTATGCAGAAACTCTAAAGAGTGCTATAACAGATGTTGAAGAATTTAGAGCAAAAGATAAAATCAATCGTGAAAATGGCAGGCGCATGACGATGATTGCACAAGAAGGAGATTGTGTATGACCACAGCAAAACAATTAACAGACGAACTTATCTATCGTATGAAAACTACAGACCTAAATAAGTTTGAAATTAAACGCGAAGTAGGCGAGAATTGGTTACCGCAAGGTACAGTACCATTTGATTTATACGCTAGTAAAGGCATTGCTACATTTACTGTATGGGCAGAATCAATTCAAGATGCAGAACATCAAGTAAGTCAGTTTTTAGAAAGAGACGAAGATGAGTAAAATTAAAATAGCGGAACTGTTTTACAGTATCCAAGGTGAAGGACGCTACATGGGCGTTCCGTCTGTGTTTCTACGCACATTCGGTTGTAACTTTAAATGTGCTGGTTTTGGCATGCCACGTGACACAATTAGTATTGAAGCAGATGATATTGCATACACTCATGCAAACATTGAGTCATTTCAAAAATATGAAGACTTGCCGTTAGTATCTACAGGTTGTGACAGCTATGCAAGTTGGCATCCTGCGTTTAAAGATTTGAGTCCAATGCTTACTAGTGAAGCAATCGCAGATCGTATTATGGAGATTCTTCCGCAAGATCATTGGAAGGACGAGCATCTAGTTATTACAGGTGGTGAGCCGTTGCTAGGTTGGCAACGTGCTTATCCAGATTTAATTAATAACACTAAGATGCGTGACTTAAAAGAAATTACGTTTGAAACAAATGGTACCCAGCGTCTTACTCCGGAGTTTAAGGGCTTCTTGGCTAAATGGAATAGTGTAGTAGGCAGAGAACTTACATTTAGTGTAAGTGCTAAACTTCCATGTAGTGGCGAGAAGTGGGAAGAAGCAATTCTGCCAGAAGTAGTTTGCGAATACGAAGAAGTTGGTACAGCATATTTGAAATTTGTTATTGCTACAGAACAAGACTTTGCTGATGCCGAATGTGCTATTGCGGCTTATCGTAAAGCAGGATTCAAAGGGCATGTTTATCTAATGCCAGTCGGCGGTGTTGAAAGTGTCTACGCAATGAATAATAAAAACGTAGCATTGTTGGCTATGAAAAACGGATTACGTTATAGTGACAGACTACAAGTACCATTGTTTAAAAATGAGTGGGGAACTTAATGAAACAATTTATTAGAAAACTGTTTGGTATTGATAAAATACTTGCAGAAAAAGAACAAGCACAATCAGAAACAGCCAAGGCCAAAGCAGACGAAATACAGGCTAAACTGACTCCAAAAGAACGTGCCACTGCTCGAGGCGAGTCGTGGGTTGCAGTTTTGGATACAAAAGTAAATCCAGATAATGTACGCAACGGGTTCTTTGAACTCGATTGGAATGATAATTTTATTACTGAATTAAAAAAAGCAGGCTACGGATTTGATAACGATCCAGAAGAAGAAATTGTGGATCGATGGTTCAGAGACTTGGCACGAAACATGTTAGCTGAAGAAGGTTTAGATTCTAATAGAAGTTCAGGTTATATTAATGTAACTAAACTTGGTGGCGGGAAAGCTGAAGTAGAATGAAAATACTTGAAAAAAACGAGTACATTGATCAATATAATTTCTCGTCTTTGATTACACAAGACGATATAATTCAACTAAAATCATTGTCTAAAGAAATTATCGACTCGGGAAACTATTTTCACAATAGTCCAAAGTTTCAAACTAAAGAAAATTTATTTTTTAGGCAAGATCCGGTCATGCTTAAAATGCGCCAAAGTTTTGTCTACTCCTGTTTTATGTTTTTAGGACGCGAAGTTCGTATTAAAAATATGATGAGTTGGGTTTTCATGACTAGTGTCAAAGATGCAGAAGATAGAGATAACATGTGGCACAATCATCATATTAGCGATAACGATGGCACTACGGATACATTAAGTGGAATTTGGTACGTGCATATACCTACTACATCGAATCCAGACATTACAGGCACCGAATTTGCAATGGACGGATCTCCAAATTTTCAAGATACATTCTTTTTGAAACCAAACAACTTGACTTGGAACATATATCCTAGTAAACTATGGCATAGGCCCGGAATCACTGATTCAGATGAATACCGGTTTGTTTTTGCTGCAGATATGGAATATTATAAATGACATACATTTTGGTTGATACAGCCAACACATTCTTTCGTGCTAGGCACGTAGTTCAAGGCAGTGCTGACATTAAGTTGGGCATGGCTTTTCATATTACTTTTAATAGTATTAAAAAAGCATGGAATGACTTTGAGGGGAAACATGTAGTGTTCTGTCTCGAAGGTCGCTCGTGGCGCAAAGACTTTTATAAGCCTTATAAAGCTAATAGGCAAGAAACTCGTGCAGCAATGACGCAACGTGAACAAGATGAAGATAAACTATTCTGGGAAGCCTTTGACGAATTTAAGAATTTTATTACAGAAAAAACTAATTGTACAGTATTACAACACCCGCAATTAGAAGCAGACGATTTGATTGCAGGCTTTATTCAAACGCATAAAGATGCAAATCATGTTATCATATCAACAGACAGCGACTTTTATCAATTAATTGCTCCAAATGTAAGTCAGTATAACGGTGTTCAAGAACATCATATTACACATACAGGAATCTTTGATGCAAAAGGTAAACGTGTTAAAGACAAGAAAACAGGCGAAGACAAAGTCGTCCCAAATCCAGAATGGCTCTTGTTTGAAAAATGTATGCGTGGTGATACCAGTGATAATGTCTTCTCAGCGTATCCAGGTGTACGTGTTAAAGGTACTAAAAACAAAGTTGGTCTTACTGAAGCGTTCGAAGATCGTAACAGCAAAGGATTTTCGTGGAACAATCTCATGCTGCAGAGATGGGTTGATCACAACGGACAAGAGCACCGTGTATTAGAAGACTATCAACGCAATGTTACACTAGTTGACTTAACTGCACAACCTGCAGACATTAGAGCACTTATTAACAAAACTATTGAAGTCGACTGTGTTTCAAAAGATGTTACACAGGTTGGTATTCGTATGCTTAAATTCTGCAATCAGTGGGATATGAAAAAGATTGCAGATAACATTCAGCAATATGCTGAACCATTTCAGGCAAAATATCAAGGAGAACAAAATGTCTAACGTTTATCTAATTAAACCTCTTGAAAAGAAAAGCATTGTATGGCATGTCGAAATGTTC